CGAGTTAGGTCTTGAACATGGAAAATACACTAAAAGCTGATAACTTACTATCATTAATTATTATGGGAGCAATTGAACAAAGTAATGCGATCTATTTAACTATCGCAGATGGAAAAATTTGCAGACGCGTATCTCAAAAAACTGATAAATCAGTTGAGAGAACAACTAAGGACGGAAAAGTAGTTCACGAGGAGTTTTATCGTGGATGGAACGGCCTTATTACAGACATCAAGACAAGAGAAAACGAGTACGGCAAGTCTTGGATGGTGCATCTATCAGATGAGAATGGTAAGTACATTTTACAAATGCCATACTCAAGTGGCTACTCATCTGCATTTTTAAAGGCTTTGCCTAATGTGAATGTGAAAGAGGTTGTATCGTTAGTGCCTAACTTAACTGTTGAAGGCGACAAAAAGAAAACAACATTATTTATTTCACAAAATGGAGTTCCTATTAAATGGGCATATACAAGGGATAATCCAAATGGTATTCCTAATATGAAACAGATTAAAGTTAAAGGCAAGATGGCTTGGGATGACAGTGAGATGATGGAATTCCTTGAAAACATGGTTAACAATGAAATTCTTCCAAAGATTAATGGCAACGATGAGGTTGAATTTGATGAGATACCATTCTAAATTCAAATGCCGGCTATTTCGGTAGCCGGCTATTTTTCTTATGAAATTATTACCCCCAAAAAGACAAGCAGTAAGAATGATAATAGACTTTACTACTACTGCAAATTACAGAAGGACCGGAGATCAGTTGTGGCACGCATGCGAGATGGCATCAAAAGTCTGCGATTACATTATAGACTGCAACCCATATTCTAATCCAACTTCATCTGGAGAGATATATAGCATGGAGAAATATTGGAAGGAAGTGAAACAATTTTTAATTATTTACAGAAAAGAATCAAATGCAACTAAGAAATTACCAAGAGACACTCGCCCAAGACGCAAAGGACCTTCTAAATGAGTACAAAATAGCATATCTATCAATGCAAGTGCGCACTGGTAAGACACTAACGGCTATGCAGACATGCAAATTATATGGAGCAAAAAATGTTTTATTTGTTACAAAGAAAAAAGCTATTCAAAGTATAAAAGATGATTTCTTTAAAATGTTTTTATACGATTTTGATTTAGAAGTTATAAACTATGAGAGTTTGCATAAGTTAAACATTGATATTGAGTATGATGTTATTGTTTGCGATGAAGCTCATACTTTAGGGCAATTCCCTTTGCCATCAGAAAGAACAAAATACTTAAAAAGACTTTGTTATAATAAGCCAGTGATATTTTTAAGTGGTACTCCATCTCCAGAATCATACTCACAATTATTTCATCAGTTTTGGATAAGCAATCATTCTCCATTTGGACACTCTACATTTTATCATTGGGCAAGAGAAGGGTATGTGTTCCCAAAAAACAAGTATGTGTTTAATAGAACTATACCAGATTATTCAGATGCAAATGTCAAGTTAATTGTGCAAAAAACTGGCCATTTGTTCTTAAGTTATACTCAAGAAGAAGCAGGCTTTACGCAGTTAGTTGAGGAAGTAATTCATAATGTTGAGATTGATGCAATGACAAGAGTTGTTATTAAAAGGCTTAAAAAAGATAAGGTTGTAATTGGTAAGCAAGGTCAAGAGATACTTGCAGATACCGAGCTTAAGCTTATGCAGAAAATGCACCAATTATATAGCGGTACAGTTATACCAGATAGCAACCACGACACAATTATTGTTGATTGTAGCAAAGCGGAGTATATTTTTAAGAATTTTTGTAACAAAAAGATAGCAATATTTTATAAGTTCAGAGCAGAAGCAGATGTGATAAAAGACGAAGCAAAAAAGAATGGCCTAATGGTAACAGAAAACCCTGCTGAGTTTAATTATTACGAAAGCGATATAGTTTTTATTAGCCAAGTGCAAAGTGGTCGCGAAGGCATTAACTTATCAACTGCTGATTGCTTGGTAATGTATAATATTGACTTTTCAGCAGTAAGCTATTGGCAAGTAAGAGCAAGGTTACAAAGCAAAGATAGAATAGAGCCTGCAATGGTCCATTGGATTTTTGCTAAAGATGGCATTGAGCATAACATTTATAAAGCAGTATCAAACAAAAAAGATTATACACTTAACTATTTTAAAAAAGACTACAATGAAAAATAAATACGAAGATATTTTTATCAAAAATCTTGAAGCATATTTTGATGAAACATATAATGATTTCACTAAAAAAAAGATTGCAACTCTATTGGAGCAATATAAAAACACAATTGAACCGGTTGTTGTATTTAAAGAAAAGAGATCAAGAAAAAATATTGAGCCAAAGAAAGTAGAGCCGGTTGAAGAAGTTAATTATAAGGACTACAAAGCAGTGCCTAACAATGAAAAGTTAACTAAAGAAGTTGAAGATTTTTGCGATGTTCATCAAATTAGTCCAGATTCATTTTTAACAAAAATGGGAGACGAGACAGTAGGCACAATAACAGAGTTAAGAAAAAAGTTTTGCCAAATGATGATGGAGAGATACATTATTGGTAATAAAATGCTCGCAGATTTATTTACTGTTCATCATACTACTATCACTTATTATTTATATGGTAAGCCATATCGACCTAAAAAAGATGCAAAGCTTTACAATTATTAGCATATTTTCGTAAAAAATACGAAAAAATGAGAGAATCTGATATCCAACATGAGATTATAGAGTGGCTTGAGAAGGGAGATTTTTATGTTATAAAACTTATTCAAACAAATAAAAACGGCATTCCAGATTTAATGGTTTTAAAAGACGGTTGCACAATTTTTATAGAAGTAAAAAGTGAGAAAGGAAAAGTTGCAGAATTACAGAAATATAGACACAAACAATTATTACAAAAAGGATTTTACACAATCATTGCCAAATCATTAAACGAACTTAGAAATGAATTTATTAAACTCAGCGAAGAACTACATCAGCAAAGGATTATCAGTAATCTCAACTGATAATACAAAGAGATCACTTTTCCCTTGGAAGAAATTCCAAACAACAATAGCAACGCAAGATGAATTAACTAAAATGTTTTCGCATAATAAGTGCCAAGGCATTGCAGTTATTTGTGGAGCAGTTTCTGGTAATTTAGAGGTCATTGACGTTGACTGCAAGTATGGTGTCAATTGGATGGAATATGCAGAAGAAATTAGAAAAAGCAATCCAAGATTATTTAATAGACTTTATATTGTTAAGACAAAATCTAATGGCTACCACATTTATTACAAGTGCGAATTTATTGAAGGTAACCAAAAGCTTGCTAATCGCCCTGCAACAGAAGAAGAACTAAATAACAACCCAAATGTGCGCGAATGCGTGCTGATTGAAACAAGAGGAGAAGGCGGTTATGTGATTGCTCCTCCAAGCGATGGATATACTATCATTCAAGGGCAGGATATACCTATTATTTCGCTTAATGATAGAGAGGTACTACTTACATGCGCAAGATCATTTAATCAAGTTATTGAGGAAGTAAAAATGCCAGTTTCTAATGAAGCTATCACTTATGGATTGAAGCCTTGGGAAGATTACAATAATAGAGCTGATTTTGACAAATTAATCACTAAACATGGTTGGGCAAATGTTGGCAGAAGTGGAGATAGGGTGTTTTACAAAAGGCCCGGAGCTAACTCATCTACAAGTGCCAATTTCCATATTTCAAAGAATATATTTTACGTTTTTTCAACATCAACGCAGTTTGAGAACAAAGGATATACACCTTTTGCAGTTTTTTGCATATTAGAATGTGCAAATGATTATAAAGTTGCAACAAAGAAGGCCCTTGAGCTTGGATATGGAGAAAAAAAGAAAGTTATTGACAAAAAGTATGTAAATAAGATAACTAAAATGTCTGACGTTGGCATTCAAGCTGATGAGATAACTGATGAGCTAATGATTGAATATGGATTGAGCAGAGATGAAGCAAAGACAAATGTAGATAGTGTTTTAAAAGATATTGATGATAAGATTGAGACATTTTGGACCGTTAGATATAACAGAGATGAGCAGCCAAAAATATCTATCGAAAAATATAAATTAGAGAAGTTTTTATCTGATAATGGATTTGGACTTTTCTTCCATGATAAGAATAGTAACATTTACAGATTAATTCGTGAGAAAGATGGATTTATTGAAGAAATAAGCTCTGAGCAAGTAAAGAAGTTTGTAAAAGATTACATTTTGAGTTTGCCGGATAAGTTTGATAGGAAAGGCACTTTAAATGGCATTGGACCAAGTGATTTGTTAGAGGTTATTTATAAAGGCTCTGACAATTATTTCAGCAATAGTTTCTTTGAGTTTATTGACCATAAAAATCCTAATATACTAAGAGATGAAGCCAATGCTTGTTACTTTGCTTTTAAGAATGGTATTGTAAAGATTACTAAAGATAAAGTTGAGTTATTAAGTTATGGGCAGATAGATAAATCAATTTGGAAGTCGCAAGTAAATTTTAATTTTAACATCACTATCGACCAAGACTTTGATCCAGAGCTATGCGAGTATTTTACATTTTTGACTAAAATAAGTGCAGATGATGAAGCAAGAAGAAATTACGCTATGACTTTGATTGGGTATATCCTGCATTCTTATAAAGATCCAAGCAAACCTTATGCACCAATTCTTGCTGAGGAGACAGATGATGAGAGTAAAGGTGGCGGTACTGGTAAAGGATTATTTTTTAAAGCTATTAGCGAGCTTATCCCAACTGTTAGAATAGATGGCAAAAATTTTAAGGTTGATAAGTCTTTTGCATTTCAAAGAGTAACATTAGGCACAAAATTAGTAGTTATAGAGGACTGCCCTAAGAATGTTGACTTTGAGAAGTATTATCCGACGATTACAGAGGGTATGACAGTAGAGAAGAAGAATAAGGACGAGTTGTTTTTATCTTACTCAGAATCGCCTAAAATAGCCTTTACAACCAATTACTCAATTGCTGCGAATGCAGAGCATGCAAAAAGACGTCAAAGAGTATTTGAATTCGCTGCTTTTTTCAATAGTAAACTAACTCCACTTGACTATTTTGGTCACAAACTTTTCGATAATTGGGACGAGGACGAGTGGAATAGATTCTACAATCTGATGTTTTTTTGCGTATCTATTTATTTGCAAGTAGGCATAAAAGAAGTTGATAACTCTGAAAAGTTACGCAGAAAAAACATTAAATTGTCATTTGGAGAGGAATTTCTTGAGTATTTTGAGGATAAGCTAAATAATCAATCAACTTTTCCATATCAATTAACTGAGGAATGGAAAGGCTTTATGATAAAGCATGAGCTTGAGAAAAAAGATTACTCACTTAAAAGATTTAGAAAGGCAATTGAAATATCAGCAGGTGTTTTTGATTTAAAAATAAATTGGAGTGAGAATAGACAAAACAATAACGTGAAACAATTTACAATTCAATAAGTGATAAGGGTTAGTTTAAAGAAAAAACCATCTAATTGTATGGATGAAATGCAGGAATGAAAAGCACTGCACCAAACTCACTTATTATATCTTAAATGCAAGGTTTAAGCTGACAAATAAGATACAAAATTGTAACGAATACAATACAAATATGTTACAAAATTTTATAGTTCACGAAACGTGAACAAAAGATTACTAATAGTACTAAAAACAATTAAAAATTAAACTTATGACCTCATTAAAATTTTTATTCCAAAACTTATTAGAATGCCCAAAAGATAAATTTATTTGGTATTCATACTTAGACAAAGCCAAAGAAATGCACAAGCAAGAGATAATAGATGCGTATAAAAGAGAATCTGCTTATATGAAATACATAGGTTGCTCTGATGAACAAATAAAAACAAGTGCAAAAAAATACTATCAAGAAACATTTGTAAGTAAGGGAAGTGATGAACATATTGTTGACACCAACGAAATGATATCAGATAAAGAAATTCTTGATGTAGCATATGATAAATATGTTATTGAAGATGAAATAGAAGCATTTACTAAAGGTGCTAAATGGTATAGAGAACAATTAAAACAAAAAAATGAAAAGTAAAATATTATTAGTCATTATATCTTTTGTAGCAGGAACATTTATAGGTTTTTATAAGCAACAAAAATCAATATTAATATTGCAAAATAAATACGATTCAATAAAAAGTGAAACATTTATAAAAGATTTGCAAATTATGAGGTATGAATATATAATATCTGAAGATACATCATACAACAAAGCATTAAAAGAAACAGAATGATAGCAATATTAATAACTTTAATAATCACAATACCTATTTCAATTGCATGGGCAATTGGCATTGACAAAAATAAAGATTATAAAGGCGAAGATTTCCTAAATTAAAAACTCCAGTATAGAAATACCGGAGTACCAAACCAAAACCATGAGAAACTACAATGCAAATATATCTAATCTTTCTTAAAATATAGGTCTGCTTCTGCTTTCCTTCTTCTTATCAACCCTTTCTCTACTTTGCCACTTGCAGTAATATATTTCGTTTCGAACCACGTCCTAATTTCTGGCTCTGGAGCATTTTTGTTTATAAGTTTAAACAAGGTATCTGATCCGCCGGTATTCCATGTATAAGAAACAAGCGAATCAAATTGATTTTGATTTAATTTAACCTTAATATTTTTGTTAACTATTGCGCTGAATTTTGGAAGCAAATTCATTAATAAACTTTCAGCTCTTTCTTTAGTAATTACGTCTCCTTCTTTAACTTTTGTTCCATCTTCATAAAAAGTATTGCCAAAACCAATTGTATTGCGCCCTGCACTACACTTATAACTTTTTAACTCGCAGCCTTCAAAACTTTTTATTAAATTAATGCAATTTTGACTTGGATTCATAAACTAAAATTGAAATTGATATTAATAGCATTATAAATAATGCAATGGCAATTTTAAACCAAACATCATAAAGATTTTTATACCTTTCTTTCTCTTTATTTGAGTTGCCAAGTTTTCCTTGACAGTTGAATATTTCTGCGCTATCTTTTATTAGCTTCTCTATTGTTTTTGTAATTATAACTTTTGAAATAACTTTCTTTGGTACATACTTTTTAACTACAACAATATTATTAATTGTGTCAAAAATATTTTGCATTTGCTGAGGTTGCTCTGGGCAATCAATAAAATCATAAAGTGTATCTGACTTTAATAATGTGTCAATAACTACACTTTTACAAGGGAATCTGTCCTTTATAATACAACTTGCCATTACTGGATAGGTCTGTAAGGCTTTATTAAGCTCTTTATTGGCTTTTCTTTCTGTGTAGCATCCAACTACACTAATCGTTACCAGAATCGGCAGGATCGTCCTCAATAATCTCATCGTAAAGTGTTTTTAAGCATTCATCAATTATAACTAAACTTTTTCTTTTTATCCTTTTTACTCTCGCTTCATCAGACTTACTCATTATAGCAGTATCAATATCCTCAACACTTGATAAAGCGAAATAAGCAGCTTGAATATATTCCAAGTC